GCACGCCGGGCGCTATGAATACCCGGAGACGGGCGATTACCGCGGCGCCCGCACGAAGATGGTCATCATTTGCCGCGAGCATGGCGAGTTTCGCCAGGACGCGTCGAATCACCTGCACGGCAACGGCTGCCCGAAGTGCGGCCGGCAGACTGCTGTGGAAGCTTCTAGCGCGCTGCGCAAGGGTCGGCGCGTAGGCGAGCGCTGGACGCCGCAAGAACCATTCGGCGCGCTCGGCGGGCTGTACAAACTGCCGTTCTGGGGTTAGGTAAGAGCGCGGATCGCCATGCGAAGCAGTGCCTGGCGTTCCTGATAGCCATTCAGCCCGCCATTGATCCGGCGCGTGATCGTCTCGAACGCGCCGGCATCTGCCAGTTCGTTCAGTCCCTTCGCATTCCAGAACCATGCCGCGCTGTTCGCGGCGTGCGACGTCTGCTCAAGCAATTCGGGCTGATCGATCAGCGGCAGGTTCAGCGCGACGCCCGCCGCCGCGTAATTCGTACGTCCGGTGATCTGTATAAGCCCTCGACCCATATAACGCTTGCCATCGCCCGGCTGCGTATTGCCGAGATCGGTGCGGTAGTCGTACTGCGCTTGCGCTTGCGTTGGTCCCCATATCTCTCGTACGTAGACCAGCCGCCCGCTTTCGCATCCGACCTGCGCGAGGAACATGGATTGACGCTGCGGCGAGTCAATCGCCCACAATGCCATTGCAGCGGATAGTGGATCCGCCCAATCGAGAGCACGCCCCATAGGAATGCCAAGCGCGGCGGCGAGGACTTGCGGTGTCATGGCCGTTGGATTGGCGTAGACACAGTGATCGTTGCGCATGTCTGGCCGTGCTCCGCGCACAGGCGCGACGTCACCGCCGACAGCTGGACGATCGCAGCATCGACGCGCTGCATGTGGACCTGCGCATCATCGCGCACGGCGCGTACCGCGCGCAGCGCGGCGAACGACGCCGCCAGATTGGCGAGCGTCAGGATCAATAGCAGAGTAACCGTGTTTCGGATCAGATGAATATTCATGGCTTTTCCTTTCCCTCGGTGCTCTCTATTGTGTCCTTATTTTCGTTGATTGTCTTGTAACTAGTTGTTTCTTCAGACTTTTCGCCGCTATCCGGTTCGATCTTCACACCGAGCTTGGACTCGATCAGGCGCTCCAGATAGTCGATCGTGCGCTGCGCGCCGAGCCAGCCCGAGACACCCACGAACACGAACGTCAGATCGTCTGACACGCCGCCGGCGTGGCACAGCTTCGCGACAAGCAGCCCGACGAAACCTGCGCCGATCGCGCCGAGCATGGCGGTTTGCCACGTCGATGCCTCCTTGCGCATCAGCGCGCCGATCAGGCCGCCGAAGAACGCCAGCGCGACCTGCGACAGACTTTCGAACCACTTGTCGGAATCCATCTGCATTGATTAGCCCAAAGTCGTGCCGAGTAGCGATCCTGTGACAGTTGCGGTGCCGCCGCCCGTATTAACATTGATTGCACCGTTTATTGTGTGGACGCCCGCAGCCAAGGTTACGCTAAGCATTGACATGTTATTGAAGATTTGCGCCACAGAGGGGCTGGTAGACAACCCTTGCGAAGCACTCCCGGTGGCACCATCGACCAATAGCGTCGTGGCCCATGTCCCCGTCGCCACGCTGGAGTAGCCATTCGCGACATACATACACTGTGTCGCATCCAACCCAAACGAAATGACCGTGACCGTCCCAGCCATGGCAGTGGGGGATGTATTGGTCGTACTGCCATTCACGGCGCCTAGGCTGATCGGGAGGCTGCGTCGATTAAAGAAGCTGACGACGGTTGGGCTTTGGCCGTTCGTAACGAACTGCGAACTGGCATTCGTATAAACTGCACCTACGAGGCGCAAGGCGGCATTACCCGTTTGCGTGTACCGTCCGTCAGATTGCTGCGTGAAGCCTGTTGTAGACGCCGTGAGCGTTATCGTGCCGCCGCTTGCACCTGCATAAATCCAATACAGCGTCGAAGCCGACAAGCCGCTATTCGAGAGCGTCACACCTGCCGACGGTACGGTCATCGGTACACCGCCGATGACAAGATTGTTGCCATTCTCGGGCAACAATGTCACAACGGTTGCGCTGGTCCATGTCAGGCGACATTGACCGTCGCCGACTTGTCCGAGCTGTGCGGGATGCGTGCCCTGTGTCGCGGCCGCAATATTCTGCGGACTCTGCGTGATATTCGTACCGTCGCCGGCGACCGGCGTCGGCGAACCATTTTGCGGGATCGTGATGCCCGAGCCGGCCGCAGTCTTCACGATCGTGACGAACGCACCAGTCGTGCTGTTCGTGATCGTCCAGTTCTTCGTCCATGTCGGCAGGATGATCGTTTGCGCCGAGCCGAGCGTGCCGGCGAGCGTGATCGTGCCTTTGGCGGCCTGCGCAGGCGTGAGCGTCGTTGTGCCGCCAGTCAGACCGGTGACGGCCGTCGTGCCGTACTGGAAGCCTGGCACCCAACCCGTACCGACCGTATCGGGGTTGTTCTGGTTGTTGTCCGCCGTGCTGATCCAGTTGCCCTTGAAATCGGCGGATTGCAGCACGGCGCCGTTCGGATAGCCGTTGATGTTCGAGTTCGTCGCGAACGTCGAATCGTACGGCCAGCCGCCGCCGTTGAGCACCCACCAGCAGATACGCGCGACCTGATTCATGCCGCCGTTGAAATCCTCGCCCTGTGGCGGCACGCCGCCGGACTCGGGCGGCTGCATCGTCAGCGGCGGGAAGCCGAGCGTCTGCGATGCGCGCGTCGGATCGGATGTGGTAACAGGCAGCTCGACGCGCGACGAATCGCCGTTAGCGAACGGCACGTACCACTTGAGCGGAATGGAGGATTGTGCGGTCATATCGAACTCACCATTTTGATAGGCGAAGTATATCAGTTACCTGTGCAGCGATAGTTAAGCACGTGCGTGCCCGTCCCAGTCAGTGTGATAGACGTGCCGGAACTTTGCGTCACTTGTACGGCGGAATTGTTCGTCGTGTCGGTCGTGGTGCATACGTAGCTTGACGCTGACGTAAAAGCGGCGCCTGCCGTGAAAGTTACTACGGCGGTGCCGCCGGATAGCGTCGCGCTGCCTTGCGTCGTGTGCGCGTTCGCGATGATGACGCCGTTCGGCGAATAGAGCGGGCGTGTGCCTGCCGTCTCATTCCAAACGTCAGTCGTGCCGTTCGTGTAGAGCGTCAGGGATGTGTCGTTCGCGACGCCTTGCGGCAGAATGACGCCCGTACCAGTCGAACCGCCCGAACCATTCGTCAGCTTTACCTGCACGGTGAAGTTGCCCGTCGTGTTGTTCTGGAAACCGATCCGACGTGCGCCCGCGAGTAGCGTCCCGCCCGGAATAATGATGAGTGCATTGCTCGTCAGCGTGCCGGTCAAGTTGCCCGAGCGCGAACCCGGCGGCAATGCCTGGCCAGAAAGCTGCGGCGTGCCGCTATAGCCCGTACCGCCATAGAACACACTTGCGGTCTGCACAACGCCGCTCGACACCGAATTGACATACACAAGGCCGTCGCCATTGCCGCCGACCATCGTTAGCACGTCGCCGACCTGATAGCCCGTGCCGCCCGCGACGATCGACGTGATGCTCGCGATAGCCCCGCTGCTGGTCGTCACGCCAAAGATCGCGCCCGAGCCCGCCGACGCGAAGTTATACGTGCCGCCCGTGATCGTCATCGGGATCGTCGCTGTCGCGGCGAGCAGTGCGCGTTTCACGAAGGCCGTCGTCGCAACCAGCGTCGAATTGTCCAGATAGGCTTGCGTCGCGGCGCTCGTGAGCGAACCGAGATTCGCTGTGCCAGTCAGCGCGACCGTGCCGTTGGTCGTGATCGACGTCGAGCCGTTGATCGAGCCGCCAGTGATAGCTGGTGCGGCAAGCGCGTTATTCAGCGCTGTTGCAGTGAGCACCGTATTCGGCGAGAACTGCGCCTGCGCTGTGCCGATTGCGCACGCAAACAGAAGGATTGACAAAAGTATGCGTTTCATGGTTACCCCAGTTGCGACTGATCGAGAATGAACGTGCCGCCGATGTTGTTCAGCATGTTGCCGGACGGTGCGCCAGGTGAATAGAACGGTCCCTGACTCCAGCCGGTCACGAATTGCGGGTTCGCGCCGGTATTGCCGCCCGCGAAGCCGAACGGTGCGTACGTCAGTGTTTCGTAAATGTATTCAGCAGTCGTGCCCGCCGGCTGCGGAAATAGCCCCGATTCGATAATCGACTTTTCGACCGGCGTCGGGAAGAACTCGAAGTGATAGCCAATGTGCATCGGATTCGCGATGTCATAGCCGACATAGCAGCGTCCGCGCGTGCCGAACATCGCGCGCATCAGCGCATTGATCGACGGGCAATCGCACGTTGCGATGTTCGCCGCGGCCTTCACGAGCAATAGCTGCCGGTAATACTGATCCTGCAACGGGAACGACACAGTACCGGCCGCCGCGCCGCCGTAGAACGGCGCTTGCGACCACGGCTGCCACTGCGTGCCCGGCGTCGAGTTGATGTTGAAGCCGAAGTTGTCGCCAGGCGTCTGCTCGATCTGCAAGTAGCGCGACTGCCCGAGAATGCGCCCCCAGATGTCCAGTCCGAACCCCTGCGCGGTCGAAATGTCCCAGACGTACGCGAGGAAATCGGCCGTGAATTGCGTCAGATCGACCCACTGGTCAAAGTCGTCCAGTAGCGCGAGCAGCGTCGCACTGTTTGAGTACTGTTTCATTACCGTTTTGCCGAGATACGCGCTCATGGCTAGACGGAAACTGCGTTGACGGTGATGTTAAGCGCCGGACAGACCGGTTGCTGATCGATGCCGAGCGTGAGCGATGCGCCGCTCGCAGGCGCCGGACTTGTGCCGATGAACAATGTGACAGGCGTGATGTTCGCGAGCGTCAGAATCGGCGCAGCAAATTCGGCCACGACGATCTGGCCGCCGATCCGCGCGCGCGGCACGACAATCGTACCGTCTCCGGACGTGAAGCCGCTCGCGAATGCTGATGCGACCGCCGATTGCACTTGCGACACGTAATCCGCCGGCAGCGTCGAGAGATTCGCGACGTTGACCGTGATATAGACGCTGGTGTTGGCCGGCCGAATGAAGCGGACCGGGTAGG